ATATTGGAGTGTCTTTTAACTAGCTCTAGTCCGCGACTAGCAAGCCTGTCATTAGCTAGTTCGGTAGTGATACGCCTACTACTCCTAGAGCACTTTGAACACTTACTCCCCTTACACACCTTCGTGTGAGAAGCTGACCAGATGTTTCCACAAGAACATTTAAAGTGGCAGTGTGTGCCACCGCGTTCGTAGTCCTTAGAGATAAATTCAACGCCGTTATCTAGCTCACTGAGCCTGTGTAATATCTTTTCCAGTGTAGATTTTCTCATATAGCCTCCTTAAATAAAAAGGCTATTAAAACACACTTGCTGAAAGCCTGTCAAGAACTTCCTAACAGGCTTTGGACAAGAATGCTTAGTTGCTTGTTACGCACTTAACAACAGCTTGGGGCATTCGGTTCAAGTGCAGGGTGTTGAACTCTGCAAAGATGTCGTAGCCAAATCCACGGGGATCTTGATACTCCCAGCTATACATGCTTTCACCTAGCGTATTAACGAAATCCAGATGATCTGCTGGGCCATTGTACGCCTCAAAGAGGTCGCTAACATCCAATGGTACAGCGTAAGCGGTATCAGCTTCGATCAGAGCTTCAACAGTACCATCCTGCTTCGTAAAGCTGCCACGATATTCAATGAACACTAGACCTTGGTGAGAGAAAGATCGGTACAGACCAGAACCCAGACGATCACGCAACACCTGAACGCCAGAACCCTGATTAGTGTTCATGTAGAACTGGTAAGCAGATTCTACTTTAGCATGGGTAACCAGTTTCTGGAAGAAGGTTGGGGAGCACAGTACAACGATATCATTTACGATATCACCAGACAGGATGTTGTCCTGAATGTGTGCAATCACTTCTTCGATCTTATCACCAACCTTGGTAGTAGCTGTACCCAGAACAAAATCCACAGATTTTTGGGATACACCAAAAGAGGTGTAGTAGTTAGCTACAGTGTTACCATTTGGAGTTACCAGATTACCCTTGATGCCTTGTACGGCGAGGTATTCTTTGGTGATACCGATTTGCTTCTGCATACGTTCCAGCTTACGCATACGGGCCATAGCCAGAGTATCAGCTTCGTTGTCAGTACCGGGACGACGGCGACCCTGTAGATCTTTTGGCTCAATGCGGTCATGGATCTGGAAGTGAGGAATGCTGAACGCATAGGTCTCAACAGACTCATTAGCACCTTCGGTGTTGTGACGAGTACCACGGCGGGAATCGCCCAGCAGGGTCAGGGTGTTGTTAACCTTATCGAGAGTTACGGTATTGGTAGATACGCCAATATCAGAATATAGACCCATCTGAGTAACCAGACCCCAAGTATTAGGGATCAGTTGAATCTCACTGGTTAGGTCTGTAAGCTGGTATGGGTTTTGAAAATCACGAGCAGTTGCCATTATTAAATCTCCTTAAAAATAATTCTTAGTTGCCAGAACGGGTTTTGATGCCTAGAGCTTCAATAGCAGCAACAGCAGCAGCACGTTCAGCGGTACTGTGTGTGTTTACAAACACCAGACCACCATCACGAACAATCATTGCTCCGTTTACAGCAGCAGTTACAGTGGTGTCGGTTGTAGCAGCTACAGAGACGTTCTCAAGTAGAATAGCGGCAGCAACCTCAGCACCTTCCTGACCGACAACCGCAGCGGCATTAACTGGAACGTATTTACCACTTGCAGTTACTTTGCCCAGAACAGTACCAATCTCTAGGTCAGCAGCGGCAGCTAGATTAACAACTACATCTTCACGGCAGTAACCATGTTCAGGAGCTTGTTCATACTTAACAACATCAGAGATGCGTGGGTTTTCTGTGGCGATTTTAGTCATCTTTATAATCTCCTAATATAATTACTTGTTGCCGTATTTGGCTTTAAGTAGTTCGGCAGTTTTGCTAATCTGTTCTTCTTCCGGCTCAAGATCGTGACCAACTTCACCAAGACCTTCTACGCTCTTAGCAATCTGAACAGCCTTTTCCAGCACAGACATAACGCCAGCTAGTTCTTCTTGTTCAGCCATCTTCATCAGAGCCACGCCAAAAGATTCTTTGTCTTCTACGCCCAGCACTTCGAAGTCAGCAGCCTTGGCTACATACTCAGCTTTCTTGGCTTCAGCTTTCTCTGCTTCAAATTGAGCCAGAGATTTTGTCAGTTCTTCGATGCGGCTTTCTTTCTCAGCAACAGCTTTCTGAATCTCTGCCTGCTGTTCTTCGAGAGCCTTCTGAATAAGAGCCTCTACAGCACTCTTTTCAATTACTTCGCTCATTGGTTTCTCCTGTTTATCTTGGAGGGAATTGTCGGCAACATTGCCTTTCTCAATATCGCTAACAGGAGATTCCCCGCCAGCATCTTTAGTGATATGATTATCAACATCTTTGATAGTCACATTACTAAATTTAGCAAGAGACTTTACAATCTCTTCTAATTCTTTACGTTCTGTGTCAGAGACAGCATCCACACCTTCGTTACGAGCTTTCTGTAACAACTCCACCTTACCATATAGGTCATGTTCCATAAGCTCGGCTAGGTCTTCCACCATTTCTTCTTGACGCTTCTCACCAGTGTACTCAGACATGTCTTTTCCGTAGCCAAGCATATCGGCTAGGAATTTAGCGTCTCCTTCCCACATGTAAAAGAAGCGTTCCAGAAAGTCTTTCATAGACAGCTCTACGACCACATCTGTTGCTTTCGTAATGAGCGTCTTATACATATTGGCCGCTCCATTCTGTTCACGATGCACTAATGCTACATGTGCATTCGCTCCAGAGAAATCGAACTTGGTTAGTTTCTTTTTAGCCTTATCCATCTAGTGTCTCCACATTAGCCATACAGCCTACAGACAATCCGTTCCACTCTCCGTCCTTAACACCTTGCCAGAGAGCATCATCAGCAAATTTCCAAGTCTGTAACCAACTACCTGCTGGTACATACTGATCACCTAGCTCAATGTCTACAGGGATGATGTATGACTCAACAATCTTGGCTGTACCTTCGTCCACCATAACCAGATGACCTAGATTTGCTTTCATACAATTCTCGTAGAAGTTGTAGCAAGCATCTTCCACTGTCTCTCGGTCATAGAAGTCGCCATGTGCATCAAAATCAGATGTGTCTGACATAGCTTTGAGCACAACGAATGTAGCCATACGTTTTTCTGTATTGACTGCCTTTACAACTTCAACTTGCTTAGTGTCACCAAAGTGTTTCTCAAGGAATTCGGAGAAGGCTTTAATCATATTATCTTTATCAATCATCACGCTTCTCCTTCGTATGTTCCGTCAAGAGCTTTCATCAGATTGTCCACCATCGCATCATCTTGTTCAGCAAGGGCGTCAGGGGATGCTACAGCAGCTTGCTTATCAGCACTTTTAGTCATACCAATTCGCTGAGAAATAGCTTGGTGTACGTTTATAGGTGTATCCAAGAATGTGCTACTATCGTCACGTTCTGGGAGGTCTGCTCTTTTACGAATAGCATTCTCTAACGTAGCGTCACTTGTGATAAATCCAGAGACATTTTGTAAGTAGCCACCAAGATCAGCCAGACTAGCTGCACCGATTGGTTTATGAACCAGCTTGCATGTACGTGTATCATCCCAACCGTTCATTTTGTACAACGTAGGAATAGCCTTACGGTTGAACTGTTCAGCAATGATTTCTAGATAGGCTTCTAGGGTCTGAATGAATGTGCCAATCTTATTATCTGACAATGCAAACGAACCACTAGATGATGACCCCATCAGGATAAAGTCTGACAACATACTCTGTGCAATACGATAATCGTAACGCTCAATCACTTTAGATGTATCAATAGAACGTGTACCACGGCTTGCAACTAGATCGAAGTTGAACAACTCTTTGTTGGATGTCTCGTCCGTATCACTTGGCAAGAACAAGCAAGCCTGTTCATTATTACGCACGTTAGTACCAATACGAATGAAATCTTGGAACACTTTGTAACGGTCTGGATCTTCTTGAGGATCAGCCATGAAATATTCCATCGGGATACGGAATACAGGCAGACCATTCATTTCACGCTCAATACCAACTGCTTCATAATACTCTAGCTTGGTTTTCTTGTCCCAAGCATAATAGGCATTCTTTAGAATAGAACGTCCGAGAGGATTGTTTCGTTCAGAGTCAGTGCGGAAATGTAGAAGTCGTGAATAAGGAATCTCGATCTCTGTTGTAGCTTTAGGAGTGAATCCTGCTAGATTAGCTGGACACTGTTTGATCTGATCAAGATTGCCTCGTTCATCAAACTTAAAGCCAGAGATTGTTTTCTGTGATCGGGAAGGAAAATCTTTCCAGATGAAATTCCCTTTATACACTTTGTAAGTGGGTTCGTGAAAAGAGAAACCGTACTCGATGAAGGATAGTATGTCAGCCACCACCTGATCCCATGACCGTGCCATTCGCATGAACAGTGCATCACGGATAATCTCGGCTGTAGCTTTATCTTCATCAGAAGCGTTGACACCACCAACTGGCTCAATATCCCATTCCACCTTACGAATGTATTGCTTGATCATCATAAGGGAGCCGGAAACAAGCGGATCAGATTTCATCTTGTCGAAGGTTGTTAGCGAATGAGGCCAGCGTAGTTCTGGTGCTAATTCATCATCGACAATATTCTTTGTGGTGTAACGTAGTCCGGTTCGTCCAATTTCACGAGGAATTGTGGCTCGTTTATCTGCCATTGTTTCCTCCGAAATAAGTTTGGGCGAATAAGCCGCCCCGTTCGATTGATTACATAGTAGAGATATGATATGTACGTGTCAATAGTTTGACACTATTTAGTTTAAAGTGTCAAGTGGATTGTTTCGGCTAGAACATTCTGCTTGCAAACTCGTTCATTTTGGTTAGGGATGGGATTTTGAATTTTTCTGGCAACGATTTTCCAGATGTCAACCAGTTGTAACCATCGGATGTTGCATCTACATACACTTTGTTCAACAGAGTGCGCTACTACTCTACCGGTTCTCTTATGAACTCCTACACGTCTCCGTGCAGCTCAGATCATATC